CGGCACGATCCTGCTCATCTCCCACGAGCGCGATCTGCTCAACAATGTGGCGGATCATATCCTCCACCTCGATCGCGGGCAGACGACGCTCTACGTCGGCGGATACGACGCCTTCGAGCGCCAGCGCGCCGAGCGCGCCGCCCAGCAGACCGCCGCCCGCGAGAAGCAGCAGGCCGAGCGCGAGAAGCTGCAGGCCTTCGTCGATCGCTGGAAGGCGAAGGCGTCCAAGGCCAAGCAGGCGCAGAGCCGCGTCAAGGCGCTCGCCCGGATGCAGCCGATCGCGGCGGTGGCGGACGATCCCTCGCTCACCTTCTCCTTCCCGAACCCGGAAGGGCTGCGGCCGCCGCTGCTCACGCTCGACAATGCCAGCGTCGGCTATGAGGCGGGCAAGCCGATCCTGACGCGGCTCGGCATCCGGCTCGACCCGGACGACCGGGTGGCGCTGCTCGGCCGCAACGGCAACGGCAAGTCGACGCTCGCCAAGCTGCTCGCCGGCGAGCTGAAGCCGATGGACGGCGTGATGACCGGCGCGCCCAAGCTCAACGTCGGCTATTTCACCCAGTATCAGGTCGAGGAGCTGGACCCGACCGAGACGCCCGTCGACCTGATGGGTCGCCTCATGAAGGGCGCTACTCCGGTGGCGGTGCGCTCGCAGCTCGGGCGCTTCGGCTTCTCGGGCGACAAGGCGCTGACCAAGGTCGGCAAGCTCTCGGGCGGCGAGCGCGCGCGTCTGGCGCTGGCGCTGGTGACGCACTCGGCGCCGAACCTCCTCATCCTCGACGAGCCGACCAACCACCTCGACGTCGATACCCGCGAGGCGCTGGTCCAGGCGCTGGCCGAGTTCCGCGGCGCGGTCGTGCTGGTCAGCCACGACAAGCATATGCTGGAGCTGGTCGCCGACCGGCTGCTGCTGGTCGACGGCGGGGCGGTCAAGGAGTTCGACGGGACGCTGGAGGAATATGCGAAGTTCGTGATCTCCGGCGGCAGCGACGCGACCAAGGCGAGCGCGGCCTCGGCGGCGTCCGGCGGGAACCGCAAGGAGGATCGCCGCGCGGCGGCCGAACGGCGCGAGGCGACGCAGGGCCTGCGCAAGCGCGTGAAGGAGGCGGAGACGGAAATCGCCCGCCTCCAGAAGCAGCTCGGCGAGATCGACGAGGCGCTGGCCGGCACGCCGGCCCCCACGCTCAAGCTGATGACGATGGGCCAGCTCATGAAGCGGCGCGGCAGCGTCGAGGGATTGCTGGAGGCGGTCGAGGTCGATTGGGTCGAGGCGAGCGAGGCGCTGGAAAGCGCCATGAGTGAAGCATGACGAACCTGTTTGGTGTTTTTCATATTGACAGCGAACCGCTGATGTGACATAAGCAGGGCAAGCTAGAGAATTGCGTTTGGGGCCGGGCGGTGGCGACACCGTGTCCGGCCCTTCGCATGTCTGGAGGGCTTGCCCCATGACCGTGACGAAGAAGAAAGCGCCGCGTCGCTGGACGCAGGCGCGCCAGCGGACCTTCCTCGAAACGCTGGCCCAGACGTCCAACGTCGCCGCCTCCGAGCGCAAGGCGAAGATGCCGGTGGGCAGTGCGTATCGGGAGCGCCGCCGCTCGCCCGGCTTCGAGGCGGCGTGGCGGGAGGCGCTGGCGGAAGGCTATGCGCGGCTTGAGCACACCATGCTGGAACGCGCGCTGCTCGGCATCACGCGGCGGGTGAAGAAATCCGAGGATGGCAGCGAGACGGTCGAATATTCGGACCGGCTCGGCATGGCGCTGCTGACCGCGCACCGGGCCTCCGCGATGGCGGCGCGGCCGGGCGTGCGCGAGGAGGGGGAGAATGCCCGCGACTGGCTCGCGCGCAAGCTCGCCGAGATGCACCGGCGGCTGGGCGAGGAGGGGTGAGCGGGCGCCTCGCCCGTACCCTTCCGTCATGCCGGACTGGGCTCCGGCATCCAGAGCCTCGGGCGGTATCGCTTGTAACTCTGGACCCCGGATCAAGTCCGGGGTGACGCGAAGAATATAGCAGCCGAAAGATAGGAGAGCCCCATGACGCGGAGCGAGACGCACACCGCCGCCGATCTCGCGCGCCTGCCCGATACGGAGCGGGCGCGGATGCTGCGGCTGATGCCGGTGGCGCAGGCCGAGGCGCTTCGATCGGACTGGCGCTTCTGGGCGAGGCCGGAGCAGCTTGCGCCCGACCATGACGATTGGCGCATCTGGCTGCTGCTGGCGGGGCGCGGCTTCGGCAAGACGCGGGCCGGGGCGGAGTGGGTGCGCTCCATCGCCGAAGCCGACGGCGGCGCCCGGATCGCGCTGGTGGGCAGCACGCTGGCCGAGGCGCGGGCGGTGATGGTGGAGGGGGAAAGCGGCCTTCTCGCGATCGCGCCCGACGCCGCCCGCCCGGTGTGGGAGCCGTCGCTGCGGCGGCTGACATGGCCGAGCGGCGCGGTGGCGATGCTCTACTCCGCCGCCGAGCCCGAGGGCTTGCGCGGGCCGCAGCACAGCCATGGCTGGTGCGACGAGATCGCCAAATGGCCGCACGGCCCGATGGCGTGGGACAATCTGATGCTGGGCCTGAGGCTGGGCAAGCGGCCCCGCGTCGTCGCGACCACCACGCCGCGCCCGGTGCCGTTGGTGCGGGCGCTGGTCGGACGGGGGGATGTCGCGGTCACCGGCGGGCGGAGCGTGGATAACCGCGCGAACCTGCCGCCGGATTTCCTGGGCGCGGTCGAGCAGGCCTATGGCGGCACGCGCTTCGGGCGGCAGGAGCTGGACGGCGAACTGATCGAGGAGGTCGAGGGCGCGCTCTGGAGCCGCGAGCTGATCGAGCGGTGCCGGGTGCGCGCGGCGCCGGAGGCGGTCCGCGTCGTGATCGGGGTCGATCCCCCGGCGGGGGCGGGCGAGGGCTCGGATGCGTGCGGGATCGTGGTTGCCGCGCTCGATGCGGAGGGCGTCGGCCATGTGATCGAGGATGCGAGCGTGCAGGGGCTCGGGCCGGAGGGCTGGGCGCGCGCCGTGGCGTCGGCCGCCGAGCGACACCGCGCCGATCGGATCGTCGCCGAGGCGAACAATGGCGGGGCGATGGTTGAAAGCGTGCTGCGCGCGGCGGACTCGCGGCTGCCCGTTCAGCTCGTCCATGCGCGGCAGGGCAAGGCGGCGCGGGCCGAGCCGGTGGCGATGCTCTACGCGCAGGGGCGGGTGCGCCATGTCGGCGGCTTGCCCGAGCTCGAGGATGAGATGGCGGGGCTGCTGATGGGCGGCGGCTATGCTGGCCCCGGCCGCTCGCCGGACCGGGCGGATGCGCTCGTCTGGGCGCTGACCGCACTGATGCTGACGGGCGGCGGACGCCCGCAGGTGCGGCGGCTTTAAGGTTCTTCTTCAGGAGACGATCATGCGGCTTTTCGGATGGAAGGCGGCCCGCCCCCAGGCGCGGCCGGCGCTGACGCGCGCCCTCGGCACACTGTTCCAGCCCCCCGGCGGCGACTGGCCGAGCGGCTATGAGGCGCAGGTGCGCGCGGCCTATCTCGGCAACGCCATCGCCCAGCGCGCGGTGCGCATCGTGGCGGAGGGCGCGGGGAGCATCGCCGTCGACGCCACGCCCGAGGGGCATCCGGCGGTCCGCCTGCTGACCGGGCTGATCGAGACGGCGGCGACGCACCTCCTGCTCCACGGCGACGCCTATGTGCAGATCCTGACCGACGCGGACGGCGCGCCGGCGATGCTCTATGCGCTCCGGCCGGAACGCCTGACGATCGAGGCCGACGCGACCGGCTGGCCCGCCGCCTATCTCTACCGGGCGAGTGGCGCCTCGATGCGTATTCCGGCCGCCCCCGCCGATGGGCGGCCGGGCCTGATCCACATCCGCACGCTGAACCCGCTCGACGATCATTATGGTCTGGGCTGTCTCGGCGCGGCTTCCGGGCCGGTGGCGATCCACAATGCCGCGACGCGCTGGAACAAGGCGCTGCTCGACAATGCCGCCCGACCGTCCGGCGCGCTGGTCTACGAGACGGGCGACGGGGCGACGCTCAGCCCCGAGCAGTTCGAACGCCTGAAGGCCGAGATGGACGCGAGCTATACGGGCTCGGGAAATGCCGGGCGGCCGATGCTGCTGGAGGGCGGGCTCAAGTGGCAGGCGCTGAGCCTCACGCCGGCCGATATGGACTTCAACAACCTCAAGGCCGCCGCCGCGCGCGAGATCGCGCTGGCCTTCGGGGTGCCGCCGATGCTGCTCGGGCTGCCGGGCGACAACACCTATGCGAACTATAGCGAGGCCAATCGCGCGCTGTGGCGGCTCACCATCCTGCCGCTGGCCGCCAAGATTCTCGACGCGATCGGGACGGCGCTCGGCATATGGTGGCCCGAGCTGAAATTCGCGATGGACCTCGATTCCATCCCCGCGCTGGCGGTCGACCGGCAGGCGCTGTGGAGCCAGGTCACCGCCGCCGACTTCCTGAGCGAGGACGAGAAGCGCGCCATGCTGGGCTTCGGCCCGCGCGGAGGTGCGGCATGAGCGCCGACACCGAGAGCGCGGTCCTCGCCCGCCTGATGGAGCAGGGCCGTGAGCAGGGAGGCGATCTCCTGACGCTCCGTGCGCTGGCCGAGGAGGCGAGCGAACTGGGCGCCGCGCGGGCGCTGGAGCGGCTCGGCCTCGCCGACACTCGCGCGCGTGCCGACCTCGACCAGCTCCGCGAACTGCTCTCGGCGTGGCGCGATGCCAAACGCACGGCGCGCGATGTCGTCGTCGGCTGGGTGGTGCGGGTGGTGCTGGCGTTGCTGATGCTGGGGCTGGCGGTGCGGCTCGGGCTGGTCGCGCTGGTGCGGCCATGAAGCGGCTGCGCTTCGCGGGCTATGCCGCGCTGTTCGACAAGGCCGATCGCGGCGGCGACGTCATCCGGCGCGGCGCTTTCGGCCGCGCGGTGGAGGCGGGGCCGAAGGGCATTCCGCTCCTCTGGCAGCACCAGCCCGGCCGACCGATCGGCCGCATCGAGAGCCTTTCCGAAGATGCGCGGGGCCTGCGCGTCATCGGCCGCTTCACCCCCGAAGCCCGACACGCCGCCGAGGCCGCCGCGCTCCTGCGGGACGGCGCGGTGGGGGGCCTGAGCTTCGGATACCGCGTCCGCGCCAAGCAGAACCGGCCGGGTGGCCGCGAGCTGACCGACCTCGATCTGGTCGAGGTTTCGCTCGTCACCTTCCCGATGCAGCCGGGCGCCCGCGTCCATGCCGTCCACGAGGAGGAAAGCGAATGATGTCCGTCACTTACGAGGAGAAGAGCATGATCGAGACCAAGGCCGATCCGCTGGAGGCGAGCTTCGCCGGCGCCGAGGACATCGCCGAGCTGCGCGCCGGCATGGCCGACCTCAAGGCCAAGCTCGACGGCGCCACCATCGCCGCCGCGCGCCCCGCGCTCTCCGGGGCCGGCACCCGCGCGCCGGAAACCAAGCAGTTCGTCGACCGCTATCTCCGCCACGGCAACACCGCCGCGCTGGAGGTGAAGGCGCTCGACGGCGCGACGGGGGCCACCGGTGGCTATGCCGTCCCGACCGAGATCGATGCCGCCGTGGATTCGACGCTCGCCAGCCAGTCGCCGATCCGCGGCATCGCCAATGTGGTGCGGGTGGGCTCGTCGGGCTATCGCAAGCTGGTGGCGGTGGGCGGCTTCGCCTCGGGCTGGGCGGCCGAGGATGCGGCCCGTGCCGAGACGGCGACGCCGACCTTCGCCGAGATCGCGCCCTCGATGGGCGATCTCTTCGCCAACCCGGCGGCCACCCAGCAGATGCTCGACGACGCGGCGTTCGACGTCGAGACCTGGCTCGCCGGCGAGATCGGGCAGGAGTTCGCCCGCGCGGAAGGGGCGGCCTTCGTCAACGGCGACGGCGTCAACAAGCCCAAGGGCTTCCTCAAGGCCCC